TGGCTAAAGGTTTTGCGTCAACTAGAACAAGAACAAATATGACTACTTCAATAGCGACAGACGCTACCACAGGAGTAGTTACTCTCTCACTAACGGCAACTGAAACAGCCGCTTTAGACGCTGAGAGATATGTCTATGACCTTGAAATTACATCTGGCGCTGCTGTTACTAGAGTTATTGAAGGAATTATTACAGTCCGACCACAAGTAACAGTATAATCAAACTCATTTTTGTTATAAATATATAAAAAGGGAGAGAAGTAATGCCTGATATTACAGCAAAAATTAACGTAGATACACAATCTGGTCCACAAAAAGTTTCAGTAACCATACCATCAACTGTAGCTGTACAAAATTCAGAATTAAGATTTTCCCGCCTTGGTGATGTTGACACAACAAATTTAGATGATGGCGCAATGATTCAATACAGGTCAAGCGATGGTAAATTTGTAACTAGAACGGAAGTAGTTACTACAACTGGAACACTATTATTTAATTGTGGGAGTTTTTAAATAGCATATGGCAACAGTAATACAGATAAAACGGTCATCAAGTACTTCAGCACCAGCAACATTAAAATTAGGTGAATTAGCTTTAACTTATGGAACAGGAACCCAAGGTAATCTAGGAGATAGATTATTCATTGGTGAAGGTGGTGTAGATGGTAATGGTGACGCAAATAATATAACAGTTATCGGCGGACAATATTTTGCCGATATGTTGGATCACGTTCCTGGAATATTAACAGCAAGTGGAGCATTAATTGCTGATTCAAATAAAGCAATAGATGAATTAATTTTAGGTAGTGATACTTCAGTAGGCGGAACAATAAAATTTAATGAAGGCTCAAATAATGGTGCAGGACATATTGGACTTAAAGCACCAAATAGTGTAACTTCTACAACTACATTTACATTACCTGATGGTGATGGTTCTGCTGGTCAGTTTATAAAAACTGACGGTTCTGGTTTTTTATCTTTTTCAACAGTTGACCAAGCTTTAGATTTAGCAGGTGATACTGGAACAGACACTTATAATACAAGTGAAACATTAACATTTGCTGGTGGTTCTGGTATGGAAGCAGTAGTTACTGATAATACGGTAACTATAAATGCAACAGCATTAACAGATTCAAATTTATCTGGTAGTGCCGCTATTGCAAATGATAAATTAGCAAATCCTACTACAACATTAGGATCATCTACTTTAACTTTAGGTCAAACAGAAACAGATTTAACAGGATTAACTTCTTTAGTAATTGATGACATTACAATTGATGGTCAATCATTTACAACTACATCCGCAAATAAAAATATTAATATCTCACCACACGGAACAGGTTCAATAATTGTTCCTAGTGGATATGAAGATAGAGCAGGATTTCAAAATCAATCACTTGCAAATAAAGCATATGTTGACCAAGTTGCTCAAGGTTTAGATACTAAACCATCTTGTAGAGTTGGAACAACTGCTGATTTAGTTGCAACTTATAATAATGGAACATTAGGTGTAGGTGCAACATTAACAGCAGATATTAACGGTGCATTATCACTTGATGATGTAGCACCAAGTGTTGCAGATAGAGTTTTAGTTAAAGACCAAACAGACGCAACCGAAAATGGAATTTATGTAGTTACAACTGTTGGTGATGGATCAACTGATTTTGTATTAACAAGAGCAACTCCAGAAGACCAACCAGCTGAATTAAGTGGTGGTGCATTCGTATTTGTAGAAGAAGGAACTTCAAATGCAAATAATGGGTATACATTTACACATACAGGTTCTCCAACATTTGGAACAACTGATTTAGATGTTTCTCAATTTTCTGGTGCAGGTCAAATTACTGCAGGTGCCGCTTTATCAAAAGCTGGTAATACAATAGATGTAGAAGTTGACGGTGCTTCAGTTGAAGTTTCAGGTGACGCATTAAGAGTTAAGGCATTAGGTATAACAAATACTATGTTAGCAGGTTCAATTGCAAGTGATAAACTTTCTGACCCTTTATATTTTGCAGACGAATCTTCAACACAAGGATCCGTAAGAGTTGGTGGTGTTTTAGAATTTTTAGCAGGTGAAGGAATTAATACTGTTGCTACTGGTAATACATTACAAATTGTTGGTGAGTTAGCAAGTACATCAAACATAGGAGTTGCGTCTTTTTCTACTGATAACTTTACAGTTACCTCTGGTGATGTTGAAGTTACTACAGTAGATGGTGGAACTTTTTAATGAATCTTTGGAAGAAAATTAAATGGTTTTTTCTTTCAGGAGCACCAGCCATTGAAAAACCAAAGAGTATAAGAGTAACAGTTAAAGATTTAAAAGATAAAACTAAAAAAGAATTAGAAAAAATTGGAAGAAAAATAGGAATAGAATTAGATAGAAGATTAACAAAGACAAAATTAATTAATAAAATTAAATTTAAGGCTAAATTAAATAGAAGAAAATAATGGCAACGACACGAATTAAACCATTACGTACAGAAGTAGCAACACGTATTCCATCATTAGGTGTTATAGACGTTGGAGAATTAGCTGTTAATATACACGATGGTAAATTTTATACAAAAACAAGTGTAGGTAATATTAAAGAAATTGGTGGTGTAGGTGGAATAACATTACAAGAAGTTGTAAATAATGCTGCTATAACTGATAAAGATATTACTATGAATGGGGCAGATTTTATATTTGAAGGAGCTATAGCAAATGCATTTGAAACTACTTTAACAGTAGCAGAACCAACAGCAGATAATATTGTTTCATTACCTGACGTAACAGGTTTAGCTATAACATCTGGTAATTTAACAAAAGATGGTACAGCAACTGGAGACGCTCTTGCTGGTGAAGGTGACGCTTTAGCATATGGAATAGTTTTCGGAGGATAGAATGGCGAGTACATTTAAAAATGCAGGAATGGCACTTGGTTTTGCTGATACCGCAGCTGCAAATTTATATACAGCTGGTGGTGCTGGACAAGCAGTTATTCACGCAGTGTATATAACTAATAAGTCAGACGCTAATAATGGTTTTGTAGATGTAAAAGTTACAATAGATGGTGGAACAACATTTAGATATGTTGCTAATAAAGCACAAATACCACCTAATAATACTTTAGTTTTAGATAAACCTATAAATTTAGAATCAAATGATATATTAAGAGTAGTGGCGCACCCATTACCAGATTCATCAACAACTGATTTAGAAGTATATGCTAGTGTACTGGAGATAAGCTAATGGGAATTTCAATTAAACATAATATAAATCCACAAGAACAAAAATTTAATGGCCTTCGTAGAACACAAGAAGGTATGCTTTATTTAACATCTGTTAACCCTAATGAAAGTGGTGAAATTCAATTTTCAACATATGTAGAAGAAGGAAAATCAGATAATGTACCAAAAGATGGTACAGATTATGTGGCAGAAAGAGATGAAATATTTAATTGTCAGAACTTTGTTGGTGATGGTTCTACATTAGCTTTCACATTAAACGCAAATATGGGTACTCTTGGAAGTAGATTATATGTGGTTTGTAATAGTGTAAGAAAAGATCCAAATTTAGATTATACGGTATCTGGAACAACATTAACTTTTAATAGTCCTCCTTTGGATGGATGGGCTATAATGATAGCACAGTTGAAAAAAAGATACTATAATAATGATTCAGATACTTTTCAACAATTTGTATTTGATGTAAATACTACAACTACTTATCTTATAAATAGTAATGGAGAGTTGGTTAAGAGAGTAAATCATACAGCGAGTCAAGAGTCAACAAGTGATGATTTTGTTTCTTTTGAAAGTACAACGGCGAGTGTAAATTCATCAACTTATCAAGATGGAATATAAATATAGGAAAACGGATTAACAAATGGCAGATTTCAAACTAGGTAGACTTAAATTTAAATGGCGAGGTGATTGGGGTGTAAGCACTGCTTACGTTGTAGATGATATTGTTAAATATGGTGGAAATGTTTATGTTTGTGTTGAGAACCATACATCACAAGCTACAAGTGCAGGTTTTGCTACAGATTTAGTAGCTGTTAAATGGCACATACAAACAGAAGGACTTTTCTTTAAAGGTGCTTGGGCATTTGATACTGTTTATAAAGTAAATGATGTTGTTAAATATGGCGGTAGACAATATCGTACTACTGTAGCTCACACATCCGCTTCATCTGGCGGTTTAAATCAAAGTAATTTTGAATTATATACAGATGGTTTAGATTTTTTAGGGGATTGGGTAGCTTCAACATTATATAAATTAAATGATGTTGTTAAGTATGGTTCATATCAATATAAAACTATAACAGAACATACATCAACAGCAGACTTTGACGAAACAAAATTTAATGTATATTCTGAAGGTTTACAATGGGAAGATAGTTATAACGCTGGAACAACTTACCAAAATGGTGATGTAGTAACTTACGGTGGTTACACTTATGTTTATGTAAATGTTTCTGCTTCAGCTGGTAATACACCAACAGACGATACTTATTGGGATGTTATAACAACAGGTTTCAAAGCATTAGGAATATATTCACACGGAACAGCATATAAAACTGGAGATACTATTCAATATGGTGGTAATAACTATGTATCACAATCAAATAATACCAACCAATATCCAGCAAATACAAACGGAACTACTAATACAGCTCATTGGACATTAAACCTTGAAGGTTTTAATTACAAAGGCACTTATAATGCTGGAACATCTTACTTAATAGGTGAAGTTGTTAGTTATGCTTCAACTGCTTATGTACAACTTCAAGATAGAGTTACAGGTGTTACTCCAGGAACAGACGCTGCTAAGTGGGATATATTATCACAAGGAGATTCAGCTGCTGTATTAACTACTAGAGGTGATATAATAATTAGAGACTCTTCACAACAAAACAGATTACCACTTGCTCCTTCAGGAGCTTTATTAAAGTCTGATGGAACAGATGTCACTTGGGATGCTACAACTAGTACAGGTCATTTTGTACCACCAGTAGGAACAACAGTTCAAAGACCAGGGTCACCAACAGATGGTGGAATAAGATTTAATACAACTTTAACAGGTTTTGAAGGTTATAATGGATCACAATGGATGACTTTAGGTGCAGGTAATCCTTGGCATTCAGAAAATGCAAGTTTTGCCGCTGCTGCTAACGATAGAGTTTTAGTAGATACATCTAGTGTAGCTGTAACAGCTACTTTACCAGCTACTCCACTATTAGGAGATTCTATTAGATTTCAAGATGTAAGTGGAACATTTGCAACAAATAATTTAACTGTTAATAGAAATGGTAAAGATATAATGAATTTAGCAGAAGATATGACAGTTGACACAAATCACGCTGGGTTTGGTATGGTCTTTACAGGCGATACTAATGGCTGGAAAATTATAGAAGTAGCATAATTATTTAATATAAATATTATAAATAGTATAAAAAGGAAAGAACATTAATGAGTAATTTATCAAAAATCTTTGGTTCGGCTGGAACATCAACTGATCCCAGAAAAGAAGGAATGCCGTTATTTGGTTTATGGGGAGCAGAAGGTAGCGGTAATACAATTACTAACTACCGAGTTTTTAATTCATCTTTTCAAGATGTAGGGTCACCTTGGGGTGGAGCTACAGGTACTACTTCAAATTATAGATTTGGAATATTAGCGGATGCTTCTCACGCTTATACTAAAGAAGACCACGGTTCAGATTTAATGGCAAACCATACTACTGAATCTTATAGTTCTTATGTAAATTTTAATAAAAGTATTTACCAAATAGACCAATACCCACACGCTTTTTTCTATTCAGCTTCACGTGATGGACACGTTGCGTGGCAAAGTTACCACCAAATGACTTCTTCTTTTGAATATACAGTAGGTTGGACAAAAATAAATATGGTTTTACCTGAAGGTTGTAGACCTAGACGGATGTTCTGTAATAGACGTTATTCAATAAGGGAAAAATCTGG